TCGACTTAGTACCGCCCACCATGGTTGCCAGCGCGCCAATGTACGTTTGCTGCGTCGGCGAGAGGTTGGCTAGTACCTTCTGAAAGTCGGTGGTGTTCTTGGACGCGCTCTTGAGCTTTTCGATCAGCACGTCCCCACCGGGACCCATGTGCTTCTGGATTGCGTCGGTAATCATGGTCAGCGTGGACGCTAGGCCATTCTTGCCGAGGTTCTTGGATACCGCGTAAGAGTTAAGGCCGAGCGATTTCATTTCGTCCGCCGCCTTAGCGGTCGGATTGCTGAGCTGGCCAATGGTCTGGCGGAGGTAGGTTGCCGCCACCTTGGCGGAAGTACCCTGCGAGGTCATGGTGGCCATGGCCCCGAGCACCTCGTTTAGCCCAACGTGCGCCGAGGCTGCCACGGGGAGGATGGAGGACATGGAACCCGCTAGGGCTTCCATGTTGGTCTTGCCGTTCGCCTCGGTGGCAACAAGGGCGTTCATGACGTGCGTCACGTCACCCGCGCCGAGCTTGTAGGCGTTGAGGGCCGTAGTCGTCGCGTCGGTGACGCTGGCCATATCGGCTGCACCGACCTTGGCACCCTCGGCCGAGACCTTGAGGACGTTCAGCGCGTCAGCACCGTGAAAGCCTGCGGACTCGACCATATAGAGGCCGGAGGTTAGCTCTTGCGTACTCTGCCCAACCTCGCCCGCCATGGTCAGAACACCATGACTGACGCTGGACATGTTCTTTTGCAGCTCACCCGCACCCGTGCGGACACGGGTCATTTGGGTTTGGAAGTCAGCGGCCATGTGAACGGTCTTAGCGGCCGCAATGGTGGCGGCAACGCCTATGCCGAGTAGCGCGGCCTTGGACACTCCCCCGAGCTTGGCCATACTGCCCGCGCCCGTGCGCTCAGTTTCGGCCAGCTCGGTGCGGACACCCGCCGCAGTGGCGGAGAATCCGGTCTTCTTTCCAAGGAACTCGATAAAGACCGGGGGCAACGCTCCCATTGGGTCACCCCCTATTTCTTTGTTTGGGTGGCCTTAGCCCAAGCGGCCTCCCAAACGGCGGGAAGCTTTGGAACGGCCTTGTTTACACCGGGCTTAAAATAGGGCTGGGTTGCCTCAACCTTGCCCTTGTAGAGGTTCTGCGGTCCGCCCGCACCACCGGCGAGAACGGCCACGCTGTAGCCCTCGGCTGTCTTCCGTGGCTTTCGGCTCTTACGGATAGACCGAGATAGCGAACCCGTTAGCTTTCCGGGGCCACCGCCCTTGGTGACGTGGTGCGGATTTAGGTTAAGGTTCACTTCCTCGCCGGTTCGGGAGGAACGGCCTCGCCGATCCCACCGGGGGCGGCCCCGCATCTGAGCCTTAATGGAAGTGACCACCCTGCCGGACGCCTTTTTGGTCGCTGCGGCCGTTGCGAGGTCCACCCGCTTATCCATGGCGGCAAGGGCCGCTTGCGCTTCCCGCGCGCTCACGCGCACCGCGCCGAACGGGCTATCAGCCATTTTCGCTGGCCTCCCGTTGCACGTTGTTCTTGGCACGGGTAACCGCGTCGTCTACAGCGAGAATCCAGTCAAGTTCTACGGCGGATTCCTCGTCCAGCTCGGACGGGCGGCAATGCAACAGCGTGCAAAGCCGCCACGTCCGGTATTCCTCTAGCGGAAGCATGTCCGCCGAGTAGTCGAACTTTCCCTCTAGCGAGAGGCTTAGCCGCCGGAGGGCACGAAAGGGGAATCAGCATCCGGAGTAGGCTCAAAGCCCGGAAGTAGCTGCGGCAGGTACGCCGAAACAGCCTCGCGCAGTGCGTCAAGGTCGCGGCCCGGTACGTCCTGGCACGCGTCCTCGGACACCGGGAAGTCGTAAGACCAACCGGCGACCATGGCGACCACTAGGAGGTCATTTAGCTTTTCCAGGTCGTCGAAAGCGGCACCCATACCGGCGGCAATCGAAAGCTGCTCAGCCTGACTCAGCTCGGCGCCGTCAGTCTTGAGAGCCTGCGCCGTGTTCACGGCAGCCACGAACTCGGCGTTGCCGCCTAGCTGCGCCTGTACGCGCTTGATAGGCCGTCGGCCCCGCTCGGTCACGTCAGCAACCGCGCGGACATCGGCCCAAGCGCCAGAGGGAAGGTTAGTGCGGATCATTAGGCGAACACTCCCGTTGCAATTGCGTTCTGTAGGGTCGCCTTGATCGGCGAGTAACCGGCGGACACGCCGATATCGGTTACGTTCGCGTTGGCCGCAAACGTGATGGCTAGTTCCACGTAGTCCTTGCCCCGGCCGATTTCAGCGGCCGAATACTTGACCTTGGACATAGTGAACTGCACCTGAAACGCGCCGGTACCCGTACCGCCCGCAAAGTTGATTGCGAGAGTCGTGTCAGTGGCGGACAGGTAGTTGGTTAGCTGCGAGTCGTCCTCCATGACCACCGTTAGCTTGCCGTCCACGGAAACCGGGCCGGACCAAAGCTGCGAGGGGTTCTGGGAACCGTTCACGGTGTCAATGACAGTCACCGGGCGCTTGATAGTTAGCTCCCCGTCGGTGACCGTGGTAAGCGCGCTGCCCCCAAGGGTGACCGTGCCGATCCACGAGGCCAGCGGAGGAACCGAGGTAAAGGACGGGGTGGGCTTGGTGACCACCTGAGACCCGTACGTGGTGGCCTTGGCGGTGTAGGTCAGCATTCCGTCAGCCGAGAACTTTAGGCCGAACTCGGAGATCTTGGCACCGGGGTACGCCCGCGTGGCAGTCGCGTAGTAGTCAACGAGGGTGTAGCTCTTGGGCTGGCCATCGTTGGCGTTCTGTACGGCCATGGTGTGCGTGTACGGGGCACTTGCGCCCGTAGTCGCAACGTCACCGAGGACGCCCGCTAGGGGCCAACCAATGGTGTCCGGGAAAACGTCGCCGCCGAAATCCATGGTGCCGCTCTTGACACCCGCAACCTGCCCGTAGGTGTCGACCATGGAACCGCGCATGCCCTTGTCATCCAGGAGGGTTAGCGCGTCCTTGCCAGCGGGGGCAGTAACGGGGATGAACGCCGTAGCAGTCACCGGGGTGCCGGGGGTGGTTTCCTTGGCAATGCCGAGGAACGAAAGATTTGAAGCGTGAGGCATGTCTTGGCCTTGTCTGTCGCGGGCCGAGGCATCTACGAAACTCGTAGACGCTCGGTGCCCTTAGAGGTTGGTCGGTGCCGAGGTGTCCGGCGAAGCGACGGGGACCGGGGGCAGCGCAGACACATCAGGCTTGGCCTTTGGTGTGGGCTCCCAGCGTCCGTCTTCCGGGCCGGTCGCTAGGTCCGCGACGAGTCCCGGGGTGGCCTCAAGGCCAAGCGTCGGGTAATACCGGGTGTCATCCCCGGAGTAGGTGAACGAGGACACGGCTAAATCCTTTGGTAGCAACTGAAAGTGATTGACCCGTTTCCTAGTCGGCCCTTGTGTTCCTCGTCCCACTCCACCTCACACGTTGAGGCCGTGGGCTTACAGACGAGGACTCGTTCACCCAAGCTCGGATCTTCCCGGGCAACCGCTGCGATTTGGTCGATTAGGTCTGACGTGCGCGTGAAAACGCCCTGCGGGTCGTCGCCACCCCGGAACACCTCAATATCAACGTCCACGGTGTACGACTCTTCAAGCCATCCGGCCCCGCCACCGCCCACCATCGAATTAGTGTTGATAGTGCGTTCAACCTTGCCGACGCTGACAATGTCGTCCGGCTGATACGGGCCCGGTTCGTCGTAACAGACGAGTAGGTCAGAGGTCTTACTGAGCGGGTCGGGGGCGAGGGAGGCAGTCAGCGTGTCGAACAGGTACCGCCGTACCGCTACGGCGGTTGTTCCGGGTATCGGTGTGCTCACGCTGCCCCCTACGCGATTCCCGGCGGGCGTCGGTCGCCCTGCCATAGCTCAATCACTCGGTTAGGCAGCGCGAACCCCACGGGAATCATGGCGTCCGATCCGTCGTAACCGGCCCCGCCGAACTTGGGCCGTCCGCCCTGTTGCGTGCACTGCCAGAGATGGCGCACGAGTTCCAGCGCGCCGAGGCGTACGAGGTACGGCACCGGGCGCGAACCGGCGGTGTAGACAAGCTTTACGTTTTTGGTTCCGGCAGCGAATAGCGCTGCCTCTCCGCCGAACGTGCGGCGGGTGATGGTGCCCGAGGCGTAATCCACGGTGAACGCAAAGGCGTTCATCTGCCCGCCTAGGTCTTGCTCGGTCAGCGTGTAGCCGGAAAGGCCGTAATACTCGGTTGCGCTGAGTACCTTGCCGATCGGCAGCCAATCGGGGGAAATGTTGGCCACGCCCCCGTCAAAGAACTGCACGTGCGTTTCTGGCAGGTACGGCCCGCAGTGGTGCCGGGCCATCTCGCTTGCGGCGTAGATGAACCCCATTAGCTCGTCGTCCGCGCGGGTGTCGTTGGCTGGCATGTTGAGATGCGCCTTGACGCTCGGTAGGTCAACGATCTGTTCTAGGCCAGCGTCCCGAACGGTGAACTGACCCTCGTCCGCCCATCCGGGCGCTTCCCACCGGAAGAGCCACACACCGGGGACCGAGACACCGGGCACAACGGCCGTGTACGCCCCTGTACCGTCCCCGGAGGGCGCGGGTGAGGTGATGGCCCCGAGGGGGTCCGTAACGGCCAGAGAGACCGCTACAGACCCCGTAACGGGGTTGCCGTCCGAGTCCAGCACCGTGGCCCGTAGACCCACGTCTGAATGCGTGAGGTAGATCAGGGACACGGTTCCTCCTTACTTGGCCGCAGTCTTGCGGGCCGTAGCCTTGGGAGCGTCAAGGACGGCAGCAGCGTCCGCCAGTACGGCAGCGCGCATCTCCGCGACTTCCGCACCCATGTGCTCGCCGAACTCCCGCGCGCGCTCCGCCGCTAGGCGTAGCTCGGCAAGAACCTGCTCTCGGTGGTCACCCGCTGCGGCCCCAAGCTCAGTGAGCAGGCCACGCGCATAGTTGATTGGGTTCACGTGTGTTCCTTTCCAAGCGGGTGCCCTGCCCACGTGAGGACAGGGCACCTACGGGCGGATTAGAACGTCGGAGCAACGAGGCCAGTACCCGAGATGACGGAAATCGACTTGGGGTAACGGGCGGCCTGAAAGCTCATGTAGTTGTAGACGCGCACGAACACCGAAAGCTGATTCGCATAGGTCTGCTGGAAAGCCTCGGCCCGGACGTTGGACTCCCACTGAACGAGGTCCTCAAGGCGCGCGACAATGATCTGATCCTGAGTACCGCCAACGTTGGTCGGGATCGACGCGTCGACATACACCGGCAGGCCGAGCATTTCGCCGACGAGACCCTGCGCGGCAACCTGATCAGCCGCACCGATCGCGTTGAACGCACCAGCGCGCGCAGTCACTAGCGGACGCTTCTGCGTGTCCGACTGCGAGAGGGCCCAAGCCCACCGGGACGGGTGCATGATAATCGCGCTCGGGGACATGTACCGGTTGGAGTGGACAGCCTGGATAGCACCGGCCAGCTTCACAAACAGGGCGTCCGGAGCGACACCACCAAGGGTGGGGGCCGCAGACGTGTAAGTGATCGCGTTCGTACCGGCCAGAGTCAGGATTCCGGTCTGATGGCCACCAACACCCGAACCCGAAAGGATTTCGGTGTTGTACTGCACCGCGTACGCCGCAGCGAGGTCACCGAGGATGACGTCATCCACGTTCAGCGGCGACTGTTCCATGAGCTGTAGCGAAACAATCTGACCACCGGCAATGGTCGTCACCGGGCTAGAAACGGACGTAGTCGTTAGGTCGGTGACCTGGACGCCCGTGTTCTGCGTGGCCTGGACGGCAACGGCAGCACCGGTAGCGACCTTGGGAATGTTGATCGAGTCGGTACCGGCCGGAAGCGGCTGATTCTGAATCAGGTTGGAAGTGATCCGGCCCGGTCGGGCCAGCTTCACAAACTGAGACTCTAGCCACAGCGGAGGAACGAACTCACCACCCGCGCCGTTTACGGTGGTGATACCGACCGAGGAACGAGCCTCGGCCGCGCGGCCCTGATCATTGCGCGCTAGGCGGTCCAGCGCGTTGCGGTCGCCCTTGTTGCGCGCTAGGTGGAGGTCGCGGAAGTAGCTATTGCCGCCGTAGCCCGAGCGGTAGATCTCCGGCTCACTGCGGACACCCTCACCGGGCTTGGCAGCGTACTTGCGCTGTAGCGTCTCGGCAGCCTCGTCCGCACGGATCTGAGCGTCCAGCTCGGTAATCCGCTCATCAAAGGCCCGGACATCCGCCTCGGCCTTGTCGAAATCGGCAGTCTCGGTGTCGGTCAGTGCCCGCTTCTCATCCTTGGCCTTGTCGGCAAGGGCGGTAAGGGTCTTGTTGGCGTCCGCCCGCTTAGCGAGTAGATCGGCGACTAGTTCACGCTTGGA